CTTTGTTGCGGTCAGGCATCCCGCCGCCGGAGATTTTCGGCTCACGGGCGTTGAGTTTGCTAATGGGTTCGAGGTGGTTGCTCATTTCTTTCCTTTCGGCGCGGCGCGCTTGACAGCATATGCGATGGCAACGGCCTGCTTGACCGGCTTGCCAGCCTTGACTTCAGCCTTCACGTTCTTGCGGAAGGCTTCTTTACTAGCAGACTTGACGAGCGGCATTACTTGCCCTTCTTGGCCGTCTTGGCCGACTGTTTGAACGCCTTGTTGGTCGGCGCGCCAGGCGAGCCGGGCTTTCTCATCTTCTCACCCGAACCGGCCTTGATGCGCTCGCGCTTGGCGTGAATTGCAGCATACAAGCCTGGGCTACCGGGTTTTTTCATTTGTGCGCTCCAACAGCAAGTTGTAGTCTATCGTCACCAAGAAAATCTGCAACATCCCTGCACAGATTGTAGAAGTCTTCAAAACCAAAGTCCGATTTCATTCGGTTGATGGCTTGACACACAAGGATTGTATTCTCGGGCGTGTAGCCAACAACGCTGTCGATGCGCTCTATGGATACGGTGTTCAGTTGACCGGCGTCAAGCGTCATTTGACGCCCGCTGTACGCACATACACCCCATTGAGTGTGCCAACATTCAACAATGTCGGCAATAGTCAAAGCAAAGACTTGCCCTCGTTTAGCCGCGCTGTTTTTGGCATTACGCAAAAATATGCGGGCGCGGCCTTCAATCGTAGAGTTTATTTTTTTAAGTGACCGGGCACTTCCTGCGCGGCAACACTCTTTGCACCAGCTATGATAGCCGTCTGCCGTCTGCGCGTGCTTAAAGTACAAGCTAAACGGCTTGCTGGTTTTGCACTTGAAGCACGTTTTCACGTCAGCACTTCCATCGTTTAAGGGATGCTTTAGCCCGCTCGGCCGGCCCTTTGGCCGCCTTGACGACGCCTTCCATGCGGGCGCAAAAACTAGCCTTGCGGCCAGCGTCGGCCTTGGTCTTGGGGCTTGGTGCGGGAGCTTTGAGGTTGGAGCCGGTGGCAGCGTTGTACTTAGCGCGGCCCTTGGCGGTCAGGCCAGCGCCCTTGCTGACGGGTAGCTTTTCGCCCCGTCCAACGCTAAGAGACACGCCTTTTTTTGCCATTTACGCCCCCATCCAAGAGGTTGACACACTGCCGTAGCCCATCGACCGCGCCGTGCGCGGCTTGCCTTCGCGCGCTTCACGGTGCGCCACAGGGTATGCAAACGTCAGCGCGATTGCATCTGCTGCGTCTGGGCTTGCCAAACCACGGGCTTTCATGTCCTTTTTGGACTCCAGGTAGATCGTACCACGAGAATCCGGCTTCATCTTAGGCGAAATTAAGTCAGATTTCAAGAATCTGTCGTTTGGCACGCTCGCCGACTTTAACCAGTCGCGCATCTCACCCCATATTTCAGCCCGCTTGTTGCCGTACATGATCGGGTTCTTGGCCTTGTTGCCGAAGTTCACGCCTCTGATCTTGTACCGCTGCTCCTTGAGCCGGTCCACGACTCCGGCCCCTAGCCCACCTTCGTCGATGTTGACCAGCGTGGGCTTGAACTCCTCGATGGCGTCGATGACGTGCCCGACCACCGTCATGGTGTCGTCGCCTCGGTGCCTGATCAGCTTCAAGATGTCCCGCCCCTGCCGCACGGCGATGACGGTCGCGTCTGCCCCGAACCGCGCCGGGTCCACGCCGATGACAATCGGCGCCGATTCGTCCTTATACGGCTGCCGCTTCATCGCCGCGTCCACGATGCCGATGCTGATGAACTGGTCGTCGCCCTCGTTGGGGAACTGACCGTACACCTCGACGTGCGCCTGGCTGCTGTCTGGCCCGTATTCGGCGATGATCTGCTCGTAAACCGCCTTGTCGGTGCCCTCGACCGTCCTGGCATCGACAATTTTCGATTGCCAGAACTCGCGTTTGCTGTTAAACGCCTCGTAAAAGTACCCGGTGTTGCGCCGCGGGTTGGAAAACGCCAGCCAAAAGCGATTTGGCGTGTTTTCCGTGAAAAAACCGCTCGTCACAGCCCAAATCGAGTCGTCAATACCCGAGGCCTCGTCAAAAATCACCATCACGCCGTCGAAGTTGTGTACACCAGCGTATGCATCGGGGTTCTCCGCCGACCACAGCCGCCCTTCGACGCCCCAGTAGCGAGTGCCTTTTCGCAGATCGCGCTCGACTAGCTCCGTGAGCCACTTGGCCGGCATCAGCCTGGTGGCTGACACCTCAAACCAGTGGCTGTTGATCGACATCGCCAGCCACTTTGTCAACTCGGCCCAGGTGATCGAGCGCAACTGTGACTCACTGTTGGCCGAAATGATGGTCGTCGAGCCGATCCGCGTGGACAGCATCCAGTCCGTGATCCAAGACACTAAGGCGGACTTGCCGATACCGCGGCCCGAACTGACCGCCAGGCGCAGCACGTCGAAGTCCAGGCGTCCGTTGTTCTCTTTGATGTGGTCGGCGATGGCTGTGAGCACCTCGCGCTGCCACTTGCGCGGCCCAGTGAAGTGTTCCAGCGGCGTACCCTTGTCACCCCACGGGTACGCAAACATCACAAACGCCAGCGGGTTGTCCTTGATGGCCGGCGACCACAGCCGGGCCATCAGTTCCTGCTCATCCTGCGCGCTGTAGCGTGTGGTCTGCATTAAAGATCAATCAACGGACTGAACAGCCACAGGAGGAACAGAAAGACGCCGATCCATAGAAGTATCTTCACTAATGACCTCCACAACATCCAACACGCGCCGCTCTGCCTCTTGCAGCGCCGCCGTGATGCTGATCTGCTGGTTCACATCCACACTGATGGCCTGTTTGGCCACCCAGCCGTGGACATTCTGCAAGATTGCCAAGGCCGCCTTGGCGTCGCCCTGCTGCGCTGCCTGGTGCAGCAACGCGCTCATTTCCATCTCACCCTCGGCGCGGCCCTTGAGTTCTGCGTATTCGGCGATCTCATCGAACTGCTTAAGCCGGGCGTATTCCTTGGGCATCATGCCGGCGGCCAAGGCCAGGGTGTCGCCCTTGAGGCCGAGCTTGGCAGCCTTGTATATGCGATGGAGCCGGTCCTCAGTCGCTCGCAACTGACGCGGCTCGTAAGGTAGGGTTTCGAACATGCGCGGAATATACCAAAAATTTTTGAAAAAAGAAAAATTGTTTGCAGCCCCTACGCCGCCGGGACCAACCGGCCGTCGGCCCGCCCCCCCCCCCCTCCCCCCTGGCCGACCGCCCGCCAGCCCCGAGCCCGCGGCCGTGGGTCATGTGGGCCATGTGGGCAACCGGTCGGCGGTCGGTCGGTCTGCGTAGCTTGCGGCCGCGCGGCCGTGCTGGCGTGGGTCATGTGGACCATGTGGACCATGTGGTTGAAATTGATCCGGCTGCGTGACCTGCGGCCATGCGGCCGTGGGTTTGTGGTCAATGTGGATATGTGGGCAATGAGTTTGCAGTTAACGACCCCCCAAATACGTACTTTTTGCACGGGGCTGGCGGCGCAAGCGCAGCCGTGTACAAGACTGTATGCCTATACAGTATATTTTATTTCTCTATCTATTAGTAAACACATTAACCACATTAACCACAAAGCCCATTTCTCCTCTAGTCAGATGTGGGCCACGCACACATCAAACCGCTACCCACTCTTAGCCCACACTTTACCCACACCAGTAAATTTATACGCTATAATGTAGTTTTTAATTGGAGTTCAACATGCCTGCAAAAGCCCCCCTCTTATCTCTCCCTCACGTCAACGACCGCCACCATCTCTACGATCTGTTGTCCGTGCTCTACGCGCGCAATCACATCACGCGCGGCCAACTCGAAACCATCTGCCAAGCCGCCGCGCCTGCGCTACCTGGCTCTGTTGACGTGCACCAGCGCACACCCAAGGGCGTCACCTATGTGCGCGCTGGCGCCTCTGAGTTCCGCGTCAATGTGCGCGCCAAGCTGACTAGGGTTTATCCTTAGTTCACAGTTGCAAGAGATTCCTTTACACTGATGGCTCACCAACTCACTAGGAGCAAACGACATGACCCACACAGACTACATGAACTTTTTTGAGCGCTGGCTGCAATATCAATTCCCTCGCGCTGAAGATGACTGGTCCAACTATTACGTGCTACGCGAAGTTGCGCGCATTGTTGCAGACCCTGACGACCTCGCGCACTGGTCTAGCAGGGACTGCTGGTCTATGTATGACCTCGCAAAGCAGACCGTTAACACCTAACCCTCAACCCCGCGCGGCCCGAGCGGCCGCGCTCAATCAAGTGAAGGACAAACATCATGAACTTCAATCAATCAGCACTAGCCCAGTGGCCCGAAGAGGAGGCGCATCTGAGCGCCGCGCTGGCGCTTGAAATCTTCGAGGAGCAAGGGCGCGACAACTACCATCAGTGGCTCATCCGTGAGCGCCGCGTAATCAATGACGTGTTCGACAACGATCAGGCGCTCATTGACCGATTCATGACCGAATTTAACGCCCTGACCGCACCCACCACCAATTTGTACTTCTGAGGAGCCTAAACCATGACCAACAAAACCTACAACGGCTGGACTAACTACGCCACTTGGCGCGTCCATCTTGAAGTCTTCGACAGCCTGCCCCTTGAGGATTTTAGCGCCGCTGACGACGTGGACACGCTCGCAGACGCCTGTCAAGAGCGCGCAGAGTACTACGTCGAGTGCTCATCCGATCCGGGCCTCGCCCGCGACTACGCCCTTGCCTTCCTGTCCGACGTCAATTGGCGCGAGATCGCGCAACACATGCTTGAGGAGTATGCGGAATGAGACAACACTACACCCCCGAACCTGAGCGCCGGCCCAACACCTGGCGCGATCTTCTGCAAGCCGCTATCGTCGCTGCGCTAATCGGCGCGCCCTTTGCCCTTTACTTTTGGAACATGACGCCATGAAACGCCATTACGGGCAAACCAAAGCCCAACGCCAAGCCGACTGGCTTGCTCAGTTTACGGACGCGCTGCTAACCCGCGTACCGCGCCTGGCCGGCCGCATAGATTGGGACGCGGCCAAGCATTATTACTTTTCAGGGACGGACGTTAACGCGGCCGTCGATCAATACATCATCGCAAGGAACATTGAAACATGAGCGCATCTGAAATGCATCTGAAATGGTGGTTTGCTGCATCTGAAAACGGCCATGTGGCCGGCGCCGGAGACGTTGAACTCACCAAAACGATTAGCCGGCGCGACGCGCAGCTAATCGCGGCCGCGCCGGATTTGCTGGCCGCGCTCGAATCCGCAATTCAGTGGGCCGCGCCCATGAGAGACGCGCCACGCGACGCCCGGCCGGACTGGTTTAACCAAGCCCGCGCAGCCATCACCAAAGCCA